TGCAGTCATAGCGCAGGCGCTGAACAAAGTCAGCCCAAGTCGCAGCATTGAGTTCATGACCGGTCGCCAAGCTCGGAAGTGGCTCGGCCGGTTTGTTTTCTGTGGGCATGGGGCGTCCTATGCCGGGTCATGCCCGGGCGGTGGAGGGTGGGGAAAGGGGAGCTGCTGCCACAACTAATTACGTAAATCGCCTTTCGCTTTTTGGAAAAGGGATACGCTTAACAGATACAACGCGGTTTCACGTCATTACCCGCATCCCTTGCCATCCAAGTCCAGCAATCAGCTAATCGAGGTACGTATGGAGTGCTATATCTGCGGAGCAGTCGCTCAGGAATCGGAATTTGCAGATGGTTGTAAATCAGTCGAGTGCACGGATTGCGGTTGGTACGACGTCAGCGGAACTGTGCTTGCGATGAGAACCTACAAACCGAATGGTTTTGATGTAGAGCAGACGCGTCAATGGCTGATCCAGCCGCGACGGGTATATCCAGATAGAAATACCTTCATCGAATCAGGAAACGTGCGCTGGGCACTTTGATTCCGGCTTGGATCCTCGCCGGCTGGCGTGATTCGTTGAAGTGGGGTATTGGTTAAGCGAGATATGGAATCGGGCCTAGGAGGCTCAATGATTGACAAGCATAAAAAAATAATTGGAATTCCAGAGGGCCATAAGCTAGTCCGCAATGACTTTGAATGGTTGGGGCCGGATAGCGAGAAAGATACCGAACTGCACTATTACGAAGAGCTCAATGCTTTAGGCAACCCAGTCAGGAAGTACGAGGTTTCTGTGGTTACATCAATGCGTCCTCCATACGGAACCAAAACGCACATCTCTGTAGCTGGCTGACCAAATGGTGTCGGACGACTTATCACGCCTTCAGGTTGGTGTTCGGGTGAGTAGGTCGGGGTGGGTCAGGCGGCGGGTTCTATGATTTCATCCCCCGGATCCTGCTCAATCACCAGCAGGATCTGCAGCGCTTGCTTATTTCGGATTGAAAGCGACCAGAGTCAATGCGGCAGCATCGCCGATCTTGTCCTGAAGCACTGTCTTGAACTCCTGCGCGATGTCTTCGCGCTGGATCTCTTCACCGACCCCGCAGCAGCCCTTTTCTCCAGACTGTTTTTTCGAGTGCTTGAATTAGTTCGAGAAAACGTAGTCTTTGGAGGCGCTCGTTGAGGTTTGTGGCAGAGTGCCATTACCTGCTACATTCAAACGGGTGAGCGTGCTGGCATGAACCTACAGGAGTACTTCGCGTGTTCGACACCAAATACCGGGACCAACGCGGCAAGACGCACGGCAGTGAGCAACACGCCGAGCAAGCCAACACTGCCTATGTGCAGGAAGAAAAGCGACTCAATGAAGGCAATCTGTGCCGTGCGGATATTTTCATCGTCCTCGGGCTGCTGATCCTGTCGCTGGGGATCTTCATCGGGATTCCTAAGGCGGTCGCCAGCGACCGGACGATGATGGCGTTCAAAATGTTCCTGCTGCTCATCGGCAGTTGGGGCACCTGGGGCTTGATGGTGTGGAAAATCCCTGTATTCATCCGTTCGCCGCTTTACATCGTGGCGTTCATTGGCGGCCTGTTTTACCTGAGCACCCGCTAGGAGCTGTACGAAATGCATCCGAGCTCGCCCATGCTGCGTTGAAAGCGGGCTCGGAATGCTCATTGACCACCCGTCAACTCCGCGTCCTCGCCCGCTTGGCTGATGTCGCGGCCTGTGGTGCCGGATCCCTTGCCCTCCGTGACCGGATGCGACAGAGGGTGGTGGCTATTTGGAATTACTCGAGTTTTTGAGTAAGGTTGCCTCAAATCCCTTACATGCAATGGACAGCAATAATGATGATGGAGCGTTCAATCATTACAAAACAAGAGGCTTACCTTGGCTACGAGATCCTCGTTGCTGCAGAAGGCCCCTTCAGAGCAAAGCCTGACGGCCCGGAAAGTTTGCGGACGTATCACAAAACAAATGTTTCGATTTGGTTGGCCGGACAGATGATCAGAGAGTGGGGCGAATCACCTGCAATGCTCTTTGTTTCGCGCGACGATGCAATTGAGTTTGGCTTTGAAATCGGCCGAATGATCGTCACTCAGCGCTACAAATCATCAGCTTTCAATCCGCTTGCTCGTGTGCGCAAACTCCTTAAGCTGCCGCGACTGCTTTTCAGTAATTAGGATTTTAGGTCGCGACATGTTTGCGAAGCGTGCGGACTCTTCAGGAGGTGCGGCGGCGAGATTGATCAGGAACGTCGACACTGTCTCCTGGCATTCCACGAAGTCGTGGCGCTCGCCCAGTACCTGAAGTGCATCAGCCAGTGCCGCCTTCACGCCGGAGTGAACGAAACGCTTGGGTCAGTTGTGTCGTAGGGGAACGTTTACACACCCTGGCCGATTAAGGCTCAGGAGTTCGCTACGCCCAGTCAAGGATCGCCGGCCCGGCCACAGCTTCAAGTCGGTAACTTCGGCGGGACGGTTTCGGCGCTGTGCCGAGAATATGAAGACCTTCTTGGGGTTAAGCTCAAACGCCGTCGCACGCTGGTCAAGTACCTGGATGTGGTTAACTTTGCTGGTGGCAACCCAACTGCAAACCCGGCTGAGGAATACCCGGTCGAGACATGGATCATCACGCGCAAGGCCAACGAGACACCAACCGCCATCGAGTTCGAGCTTGGCTCGCCACTCGACCTACAGGGTGTGAAATTACCGCGGCGTCAGGTGGTGGCTGGCACTTGCCTGTGGGCCTATCGCTCTGGTGAGTGTGGTTATGCCGGCGGCCCGGTGGCCGACTATACCGACAACCCAACCAGTGATCCTGCCAAGGATCAGTGCAGCCGTACCTTGCGGGGTTGCAAGAAGCGCTTTGGCGAGAATGGCGAGTTGCCTTTCGGCGGCTTCCCGGGTATTGCCCGCGTTCCGAGACTTTGACCATGAGCAAATTGTTCGAGAAATGCCGGGCTGACGCCGAGGCGCATGCCTTGGCTGAGTACCCGCGAGAGTCATGCGGTCTGGTCGTCAGCGTGCGCGGAAAGCCGTCCTATGTGCCGTGCCGCAATCAGTCGGATGAACCGGATCGCTTCATCTTGCACCCCGAGGATTACGCCGCAGCCGAGGACTTGGGCGATATCGTCGCGGTGGTGCATTCGCACCCTGATGCCGGCCCCGAGCCAAGTCAGCACGATATCGCGAGTCACGCGGCCAGCCGCATGACCTGGTGGATTGTCGGGCTGAAGGATGGTGCTGCAACCTTGCACGAAATGCCGGCCGCCGGCGAAATGCCGCTCGAAGGCCGGGTCTTTGTCCATGGTGTGATCGACTGTTACACCCTGGTCCGCGATTACTACCGCCAGGTGCTCGGCATCATCCTTCCGGACTACCATCGCAAGGATGACTGGTGGCACAGCGGCGATAACCTTTACGTCGACAACTTCGAGCGGGCCGGCTTTGTTCCCGTATCCACTCCAGAGCCGGGCGATTTGATCGTCATGGCTATCGGCAGCCCAACACCGTGCCATGGTGCGATTTGGCTTGAGGGCGACGTCCTGCTGCACCACCTGTATGGGCGCCTGAGTTGCAAGGAAGTCTTCGGCCGCGCCTACCGCGAGTGCACGACCCACATCATGCGGTACAAGGGCGTACAGCCATACATTTGATGCGGCAATGCCGCGGGGAAGCACTACATGAGAGAGATTATCGGACTAAAAGCAAGGCCGTCGAACCCATTGCCACCCGCAGCTTACCTTGGACCAGTTATTTGCTTTTCTGAAAGTCAGCCAGCACGTCTGCTACGTTTCCGAAAAAACGCTCAATCTCTTCTACGACAAGCGGCTGCATTTTTAAAACATGATCGGCATCAGCTTCCGTAGCTCCAGGCGCAAGCTTCCAGTTAAATTTCACAGTGTTGATAATCCCGTTTTTAACAGGCGCGATGAGTTGTGGTTGTTGGCTGTACATATTCGCGTACACGTCTTGTAGCAGTAGATTCAGAGCATCGATTTGCGCCTGTAATCTGTACTTTGATTGATCGCTCAAGCTGACCTCCTAGGCCTTCAATTTGCGCCGAAATTGGCGCATCCCCAGTCCTTGGGCTTGCAGGCAAAGGACTGGGAAATCCGTTGCGTGGAGGCCAGACGCTACTACTGAATGTCGGGATGGCGATACTGGATATTCGTACAGCTTGGTGGCTCGATGGCATGATGCTAAATTGATGGCTCACATTGTTTGTTGCTATGGAAGGTTCGCTTATGAGTTCAGGTAAACAGTGGTTCACCGCGAAATATCGTCACCAAAAACCGGGGTCGCAAAGTGCAACTTCGGGATCAAAACCATTTTTTGTCTTCACTCATCAAGACGCTATTGATCTATGCAGTGCGGAGCTAAAAGCTAAGTATCCTGGATACATCATCACTGTTACTCGTGGCTGAACGCCGACGTTATTTCAGTTAAAAGCCCAGCCCTTTGCTGGGCTTTTTCGTTTCTGTGTACTCGAAGAAGTGGAGAGATACTCCGTCGGGAGTTTTTACGAGGTTTCGGTCTCTCGACTCTCTGCCTGAGCAGGCTTCGGGTCGAAAATCTCAAGGAGCATCCGGTTATGCTGGTCTCGGGTCGCCCGATAGAACATGCACCGATCCAGTAGTATCCTCTTCATGCTTCGCTCTGAGGCAAGATGATTTGGTTTGACTGAGATATTTTCGATTTCCCCGGTTCGGGTGTCGGTCACTTCCAAGTGGTAAAGGCTAATCAAACCATTTTCGCGTTTGGTGTGGCCTAGGCATTTGAAGGTGAGGGTACATACGGACATGCTCGTCTCCATTGGCTACTGCTTACCGATTAGGTCGGCAAATGCCCAAAGCAATGTACCTAAGGATGCGATCAGAAATTGGTGCCATTTGATCCTTGCTGAAAGGACTTTTTGAAATTTGTCGCTTGCGTCCTTTACTCGTCTTCGCAACTCTTTCTCACTGATCTCGGCAATTTTTTCTTCGTTGGTCGCGGAATCTGCACCGTAGACATGCGGTAATCGGTTTATCTGCATAAGCACGACTGGTGCCATTACCGACTCGACAAGTTTCATGATCCTGTTTACGTATTTTTCTGGAAGACCGGTAATCTCACATGCCATGGCGAGAAGGATTAAAACCGCGCCAGACCTAGCAAGTATTAACCAGTCGGAATACTTGATGCTTAGCACGACGCCGATTGAGACCACGGCTGTCACAAGTAGGTAGACAGTTACCACATAATTTGTAGGTATCTTGAATGCCTTCCGTGCCACTTCATCGAGGGACTCCTTGCTTGCTTGCAATCTTCGCATCCTTAATTGTGGAGGGGCGTTACTGGGATTCGTACAGGCGAGAAATGGCCCGGATGAGGGCTGTCTGGGGTTACTTGAAGTTGCGCTCATAGATCAGTTCGTAGCACCGTCGCGCGACACTCATGAAGAACAGGCCGCTCAAGGCCAAGCCACCCAAGAAGGCAAAAGCCAAAATTGCCTTTAGCGGTAGGCCGTGATCGCGAGAAAGGATTAACAGATCAGGTGTCGTTGTACCGACAACCCACAAGTAAAAGCTACCGACCAGAAAGCTCGGGGCTCCGATGAACGCGAGCACCCAGTCGTTCAGTTCTGCCCAAGTTCTCTTCTTTCGGTTGCGAAACAAGGTTACTGCTTTTTTCAGCATTTTCATTACAGTCTCCAGTCCCCTGGGCGATGAAGGCAAGAGGCTACTATCGCTGGCAGGGGAGACGTTACTGTAAATTCATACAGGTGTGGTAACGTTTTGACCTTCGCAAAGGAGGCAACGATGAGAGTAAAAAGCTGGGAAGGCTGGGAACCGGAATGGCTAAAGTTGAAGGAACATTACGGTAAAGCTCCAGCTGTGCCGGGCGTCTATATTATCTGCGCTGATAGAGCCATCAATCGAGCCGTTGGCATTGATGAACAAGGCATTTTGACGGTAGGTGAGTCGTCAAATTTGAAGCGGCGTCTATCTGCTTTTGTACGCAGTGCAGAAGATGAAAAGGCGGGGCATATGGCGGGGTGGCGATACAGCTATTACTCGTTCAAAAAGGCATTTCCGCTTGATTCTCTTTGGGTCAGTTGGTGTCCAACGGTCGATAAAGCGTCCGCCTATGCGAAGGAGGGCGAGATGCTTGGTCTCTATTTGGCCGAGCACTATGAGTTGCCACCGCTCAACTACAAATTCAACTGGTCCTCGCAAGATCAGTGACACATGGAGTCTCAGAAATGCGGAAAGCTATAACGGCCCTGGCACTGGTTGTGCTAGCGGGGTGCACAACATCGGGTCTAGAGAAAGATCAGCCGGCGTATTCGGGAATGTCTGCAAAGACGCCTCAGCAGTTGGCGCAATGTTTGGGCCCCAAGTGGCAAGCCTACAACTCTTCCACCAGCTCAATCGAAACGGAAACTGGCTACAGGATTGCCGCATCGGCTGACCTGACCGGTGTCGTAGCTTTAGCGGTTATCGATGAGGCCAATACAGGGTCATCAGTTCGCGTATTCCTGCCCATGGATTGGGCTGCAACCAGCGGATGGAAAGACGCCGCGAAAGCCTGCATTTAAGCAACCAAAAACACCAAGCCGCCTTCGGGCGGTTTTTTATTGTCTGGAGAAAAGTATGAGCGCCGTCGATCAAAAGGCTATGACCAAGATTTTGCTATCTGGCAGCTTGGCCAGGGCCTTCGGCCGCGAGCATTTCCGCCTTCTTGAGACCGGCACTACCATAGAGGCTTTCAGTGCGCTGAAGCATACGATCCCCGGGTTCGAGGATTTTATTCGGGACTCTTCGCGCCAAGGCCTTCGGTATGCGATTTTCCGTAATCGCAAAAATGTCGGGGAGGCGGAGTTTGCCATCAGTGGGACAACCGAGATTCGAATTGTTCCAGTCCTTACGGGCAGTAAAAACGGCGGGTTATTTCAGGCTGTCGCAGGTGTTGTCCTGATTGTGGCTGGGGCATTCATCAGCGGCTTGAGCTTTGGCGGGGCTGCGCCGCTTGGTGGACTGATGGTCAAGGTTGGTATCGCCATGGTTATTGGCGGAGCCATCCAGATGCTCACGCCAGTTCCTAAGTCACCCAGCCAGCAAGACCAAGCCAGCACCGAAAACAACCCCAGCTACCTGTTCAACGGCGACTTCAACTCGACGCAGCAGGGCCTCCCTGTGCCTGTGGTTTACGGCGAGATGCTGGTCGGCTCCAGCGTTGTTGCGGTCGGCACATGGGCAGAGGCGATTCCCGCATGAGTGAAGTTATCGTTGGCCGCAAGGGCGGTGGAAAGGGTGGCGGTGATAGCGGCGGTTCTGCGCGCACTCCGGTAGAGGCGCCCGACAGCCTGCGCTCAAGGCAACACGTACGGACGATCCACGCCATATCGGAAGGGGAGATTTACGGCTTTGTCGATGGGTTCCAGAGCATTTACTTTGATGATGTGCCCCTACAGAACCAGGACGGCTCGATTAATTTTCCCGGATTCGGATTTGATTGGCGACCAGGCACGCAGTGGCAGCCCTACATGCCATTCACCAGCCTGGAGGCCGAGCAGTCTGTCGGCGTGGAGCTACACCAATATGTCGCAATCGAGCGCGCCATCACTGACACCGATGTCGATGCCGTGCGCATTACCGTCAGCACACCGCAGCTGTCGGAACAGAATTTAACCAATGGTGATACGACCGGCTCCACTGCGAGCTTCCGGGTCGAAGGAAAACTCGGCACTGGCGGTTGGTATCAGCTGTGCGGTGACCTGACGATCACCGGCAAGACCATGAGTCGCACCCAGTTCTCGTATTACGTGCGGCTGCCGGTATCTGGTGGGCTACCGCGTTACGTCCGGCTGACCCGGTTGTCGCCCGACTCGGGCAGTTCGGCCATCCAGAATAGGACCTTCTTCGATTCGGTGACGCTGCTCTGGGATGAAAGACTTCGCTACCCGAACACGGCGATAGTCGCTCTTTCAATTGACGCTCAGCAGTTTTCTAGTATCCCGCGCATTTCCTTCTTAATCCGTGGCATCAAGGTGCTGGTCCCGAGTAATTACAACCCGATTACCCGAACCTATTCGGGATCATGGAATGGGTCTTTCCAGCGCGCCTGGACCGATAATCCGGCGTGGATCTGGTACGACATGCTCACCAATACCCGCTATGGATTGGGCGGCTTACTGGATTCGACGCTGGTAGACAAATACTCGCTGTACAGCATTGCCCAATATTGCGACGTCTTTGTTCCTGACGGCT